TTATTGCAGATAATACTCTTGACTTAACATCATTATCACTGATAACAATTTCTGAATTTTTTACTACTTTAAAAGTAGCTTGTACATCAATAGTAGATGTTGGTCCAAATAATACTTTATACTTTGCCGGGTGATAAACAATTTCATCACTTATTGATTTGATCTTGTTAAGATCAGGTGACAATAAGTTGTATAATGCATCACTACTAGGTGGTAAAGGTTGCACTGCTCTAGATCCGTTTAACCATTCTCTGTATTGTCTATCATATTGTTTGGTTAATACAAAGATATCAACTAGATTAGTTAATCCTGGATCAATTCTAGATTCGTAATCGGCATTGTGAATGTACTGAAACTTTAAATTTGATCTTCCAACATATACTTTATAATTTAAAGACGGTGTAAAAGTTCCAGTTGTTGAGCTGTAAACTTTAACAACATCTGTGTCAATAAAATAATAATATTGTCCGTTAACGCCAGTAACTGGCTGTGTGGATAATATTATAACAGTATCTGTTGAATTATCTATCCAACGATAATCTTCTTGTTGTTGTTCAATAATATACAATTCTTGAACAACATATTTTGAAGTAGGGTTAGTTAACGGCGCAACTATTTCTAAGAAAATATCAGGATTATCTACAACACTATCGTCGTCTGTATCACTAAATGATATTTGAATTTTTTTAGTATCTACATATCCATCTAATCCAGTGTATTCTTCGGTAATTTCCCAATCTCTATCATAGGTAAATGGGATAGTATCGTCGGGTACTGGATTAATACTTAAGACTTTTATCTTGTCTTTTTCTACAGTATTAGTTCTAGTATCATAAATTTTATCGCTAGCATCAAAGAAGAATCGTACTTGCGTATCGCTTTCAAATATATAACGTAACAATCTAAACTGAACAGTATAATATTCAGTATCTGTTGTAAACAATACTAGCCAACTAGAATCTAATTGTTGATTAGAATTGTCGCCTTGCTTGCCTAAACTAAAATCAGAAGAAGTATTAAGGTTAACCTCAAAAATAATTTTCCAATTACGATCTTCAACATCGTAACGAAGGCCAAACGGTTTATTAGCGAACATTAGATCGATCATTGTCGATACTGTATTAGTATCGAATGTTGTTCTCCATGCTGGGATTATTTCAGCAAGCAATGCTCCGCTAGGAACTATGTCATTAAAAATGATAGTCCCAGACCCGTCAATTAATACTCCGGTACCGTTGTTAGTACCGTCTCCGGCTACTGAAATTACCTTAGTCCAAATATATCGACTAGCATTTTTTGCAGTACCGTCACCAGTTGTAAGTACATTGTTATTGCTTTTATCAAAATATTTTCCAGTAGGTGTAACAAATTTAACTAGGGCACCACTGGTGACAAATCTTAAAAGTGTAGTTGAAAAAGTTCCAACTTTATACGGAGTAGACGGATCAGGAGTTGTACCGCCAATGTAGCCTGTGCATTGATTTATATCAGTTGTTTTATTGTAAAAAGACACATTCAAAGAATCCGTAGCAATAGCAATAAATTTAGTGTAATAGTAATCTCTTAATGATGTACTTTTTAAATACTCAGTAAGTTGATTATAGATCATTGCTTCAATATCTGTTCTTGTTGTGTAACTAAATCTAAAACTATCAGTAAATTCTTCTCTATACAACACGCCGTCGTCTGCAAAGAGATTAGTTTTACTGTACTTGCCAGTTGGGTCTACAAGATCAAAGTACCGACTAATGCCGCTAGCTGATCGATTAACTGCTTTAACTTTTACAACTTCTTGGCTGACACTTAATGGACTAATATTATAGTCTTCGCCCGTGATCATACGATTTTGTGTATAATAGGTTGCCGGTGCTCTAGATTTAATGTTTGCGTTTGATTCAGCTTCAACAGAATTACTAACTGAAGATTGTAAACTAAGAGTAACAGATAATGTTTCTAACTGATTTAAATTAGAAACATATGGGATTTCTATAGAAACATTTTTAATGTCTTTAGGATTAACAATATAACTTGTTCCGTTACTCACACGATAATATGATCTAAATGTGCCTAACGGTAAGTTACCAAAAGTTCCGTCGCTGAAAGATAAAGTTACTCTATCGCCAGCACGAGTGATAACACTATAGATGTTTCTTATCGACTTGTTAAGGCTATTGTAAATTGTATTATTTCCCTCTAAGGAAGAAATAGGAGCCCAATATTCTGACTCTAATCCGTTCTGATCAAGTCTATATAACCACACATCTGAGTTATTAATGTTGGTTGCATCAATATCAACTGTTTCATTAGTTGATGGTTGTGTAATAGAAAATGTTCCTTGATTTAATATACCTTGTCTAAAATGTATAAAGAAACCAGTGTTAGTGCTGCCGTTACCTCGACCGTCATTTCTATATAGGAACGCCAGTCGATTACCAATTGATGGTGCTTCTTCATATATCTCGTCGGCACCTTTAAACACTGTAGAAACAATTTCAAAAGGTAAATTTTTTCCGTCTACTGTTTTAGAAAAACTGTAAATTGGAACATCAGTGTTACTGCTTTGGAATCTATATTGTTCTGTAGGAATTCCAAAAATTTCATTTTTGTCGTCAGGATTACCGAACTGTCTAGTTGCGGGCAATGCTGAATTAAGAATTTTTACAAATTGATCGTACCAGTTGGTATTTGCTGGATCATTCCATGTAACTACCTGGCCTGATAAGTTTCGTCCGTTAGAATCGTAAACTGTTTGAGTGGTACTAACTGTGGTAAATTTTAATAAACCAGATGCTGCAACATTACGCTTTGCATTGTAACTTAATAGTCTTGCCAGTCGTAATATGCTTTCTCTACGCTCTGCTAGTTCTAAAAAGTTATCTCTTGCATTTAAATCAATGCGGAAACTAATACTTTGTCCAAGAAAAGCAATAAGATCAATAAGAGCAAGGTATTCGCTAGATTCAATGTAGTCATTAAAATCTTCAGGATAATTTTCCCTGATATAATTGATCATTACTCTACGTAAATTTTCAAAGTCGTAGCTTTGGAAGTCTGCATTTCGGAAACTTTGATAGACTCGTTTCCAGTCTTCTGCTACTAATAATCTATTTTGTCTGTCGGTTGCTGACATACCTTATTCCCATTTATAAGGTATTTATCGATTAAAATTATGTGGGTAGTTTATTAAACTAGCAGTAAACCGTTGTCTTGATCAAATCTTAATTGAATTGATTCTTGAATGTTGTAGGGATAGTATACCAAGGTACATTCTATTTGTATACCGCTTTCGTAACTGGTTACAATAACTTGATCAGCACGTATTCTAGGATCATAATTTACAATTGTTTCTACATTTTTTGTAATAACTGATCGTAGTTCGTCGGTTAACGGATCAAACAATATGTCCCATATAATAGTTCCAAACTCTGGTTGCTCTAGTCTTTCGCCTAGTCGTATATGAAAGTGATTTAACAAATCTTGTTTAATCAGTTCTAAATCGTAGAGCGCAAAACTGTTAGACGTAGACGCAACTGTGCTAAAACCTTTATAAGTTCTAGTACCCGGAATTGATTCAGAAGTGTTTGCACTTTTTAAAACAATCTTATCATATAATCTTTGGCTAGCTGTCATAGTTGTATTTACCCGTTAAATGTAAGGGTCTGCATCCTGCTCTTCAGGTCCTTTTATTTTTTCAAATGTATCAGTCTCTGTAGTATACTCTTTCCATCGTGTTCCAGCAAAACTCATCGTAGTAGTTGACGAAGTGTGTCTTCCTTCAGCGTCTCTATCAGTTATATCAGGTTTAACTTTCAACGGGTCTAAATTTTCATGCTGCGGATACGGTTCTGCTGTAGGTACACGTCTTAAAATTGATACCATTTCAGTTAGGTCTGCACCAGGGCTAGCAACATCTGGTAGATTGTGTGTTTTTAAAACTTGTGCTTTAGGTGCTGTAGCTGCTGCTGGTCCATTCATATGAATAGCAGGCGCAGTTTCTACAATATTTCCGCCTGCTTTAGTATGGTTAGCTCCGCTAGATGTATTATAGATATGTCCGCCAGCGTTAACATCAAAGTCTGTTGACAACGATATTTTGCCGTTTTTTCCTACTATTACATTCCAGTCTAAACCGGTTTCTAACTGCATCTCTTCACCGGCTTTAATATTAACATTACGCTTTGCTTCAATATTAATATCTCTGTCTGCATAAAAATTAAAATCTTTTTTAGTTCTAATATTGATGCTGTCATTGGCAAAAATATCTATTTTACCATCACTAGTCAGCTCTATCCAAGTAGTTCCCTTACTATTGCCAATGTAGATTAAATCTTCACTGTTATGTAATAAAATTTGATGACCAGTACGGGTACGCAATCTAATTAATTCATTATGCGGGATATCTCGTTCAGCAGTCGTGCCACCTTCTACCGAAACGTACTCAGGTGGTCCATCAGATGCAGGGGTTTTTCTTTCCCACTTGTCGTCTCCGTCATCCATAACAAAGCTACTACCACCTAACCGACTGACAAATGCATTTGGAATTTTGTATTCGTGTTTTCCTACTTTACCCTGCTTACCTGTTTTATCTACAGGCCCAGGTGTTGAAATACCAAAAACAGAACTAGGAATTTCTCTGCGAGCAGAAGATGATGTTATGCCTCTAATATCATCTTTTAGTAATCCTTGAGTTTCTAATTTTGTTGCTAACGGGCTTTCAGGTTTGACAATTTTTGTAGGATCTTCTGTAACTGGATGAATAATTTTATTATATTCTCCCGTTGGCACACGTTCGTATTTGGCGTCAGTTTCTTTAGTATCATCAACTACATATTTTGTAGAAGCGTGTCCTGGTAAAGAAAAATTCATATTTTCTTCAATCACACAGCCCATCCAGTAGCCCTTACGTACATCTCCTCCGACAAAAATTACCATTACAATAGTGCCAATGTCAGGAGGCACCATCCACATACCATAGGACTTCTGTGTGTTGTCGTAGTCGTCAGGATCTTCGCCAAGATACGCACTGTTTGACACACCATAAAAAGGACTTAGATACTTAACAGTTCTAAGCTGTCCTTCTCTATCTTCGTCATTTCCTACCTCGTGTAACAATTGTACTTCTAAGGCGCCCATATAATTAGGGTCAAGGTGGCTGACCACTTTTGCTAAAAACGGGCCGGGGTCTTGAGGACTTTCGTTTTGCCCTAGTCTAGTTTCTTCTGCCATAATTATCCGTTAAAATCTCCAAGGGCTGCATTATTAGCTGCAACTTCTTGATCTGAGAGTTGGGGTGCACCGTCTGGGTATTCTTCAGCAGCTGATGCTTCTATTGCCGCAATATCTGCTCCTGCATCTTCTCCGTCTGGCTGATCTGGCTGTGCTACTTTTGGCAGTGCCGGTTCTCCTTCTGGAGCATTTTTATTGTCTTGTCCTACTATTCTAACTAAACTTAGCTGTTGAGTAAACTTTCCTCGATTAAAAATACTTTCAACTTGAAGTACTCTAAACAATCCGCTAAATTGTTGTACAGGTTTAGTATCACCAAAATTATAAAAGCCAGTTTTAGTGTTTAGATCTATTGGTGTTCTAAAGTTAACACTAATTAACACTTCGCCTGTTTGATAGTCCATAGCACCGTCAGTGTTAATGTTTTGTTTTTCAGTTGCGCCTGCGGAATAGTTACCTAATCCACTATCGCTAATATAATAAGGATCTCCAAGTATTGTCATGTTTAAATTAATCATGTCAGTACCTTGAGTAGCTAGTTCATGGAATTGTCTAGCTGCAATAGTAGCAGCATCATCGACTCC